TTTCCCCTCAGCTTTATGGATTGCTTTTTCAAGTTGTCCAATGATTCTATTTTTAATTCCTTGATAACAATCAAATTTAATTGTTCCAACCGTGATATAACTTAAAATTGTTTTCGCAGCTTCCAGCAATTCATCAACGGTGGATTTGGGGATGTAGGGAATCATTTCTTGAGGCTTTCCTTGATCATCATTACAATCAAAACTACGGTCATCAATTTTTGGTGTGATATGCGCCCAATATTTCGTCTTAGACATAAACTCACATTTCGGACAAACCCAAATGATTGGCGTTGGTGCGTGTTTCATTTATTTATTCTCCGACATGCATTTGATCCAAAGCAGTTTGGCTTCCCTGACTTCAAGCTTCATGCCTCTGTGCGTGAAAAAAGAGCCAGTGCCACATCCGGCAAAAAAACATGTCAGCAGAATAATCCAGTGTTGTTTAATAAAACTTTTCATTGAGTGATTCCTTTCTTTCCATGGTCATATCATTTTCATGTGGGTCAAAAATTTGCCTGCCATCAACCTTAAAAAACTCCATTGCTTCATGCCTTTCAGCATCAATGATTCTGTCAAAAATAAATCTGATGGCTGCTTTTTCATCCATTCGCTCAAGTTCACGCCACGTTAAATATGTGCTGTGAGTGACGTTTATGATTTTGTTTGGATTTTTTGAATCAGGAACTTCAAAAAAATGAACCATGATTCTTAAATTGCTGATTTCAACCATTTCACATTCAATTGCATATCGTGGTTTGTATTCTACTGAATAAATCAATTCTTTGAATTCATGCAGTTTCATAATTTAAATTCCAATTGTTTTTTGGTGATTTCATATTGTTGCAACAATTCATCAACAATGTGATTGACTTGACCTTCTTTGTTTTCAATCCAATCATCATGGTTCGATTCATAATCGAACATTGCATTTGACACGAATTGAAACAAGTCATCACGAATATTCAATTTCCCTCCCTGATCTTTTCAAGATATGCCAACACGATTTTTTCTGCCTGATCCTTGGGGAGATCATTGACATTGATTTCTGTGTTGGTGTTGATGTTCTCGGTTTGAATGACTTCAGGAGCTTTGCCCATCAAACGATTCATGATTTCTTTCCAAACTTCATGATCATGCTTTGAAATTGAATTGTTGAGCATCACGGCGAACATGCTGGCATTATGTGATCGCAGATATTTTTCAAAGTCAGCCCGGGACAACATCAGCTTTTCCAACAGAAAAAATAAATGTTTTCGTGCCAATTCCCTGATGCGTTTTTCATTCTCCAAAAGTTTTGGTCTGCCCTTTGGATTTCCTGATTTTCCCTTTTGAAATTTGCCCATGAATCTCCTGTTATTTCCCTGTTAGCAGGTATATGACATATAACTGTTTTTTGCAAGCAAGTCAGTGAATTATTTCGTGTTTTCTCAATTCCTTGCTTTTACAGTTGAAATCATAACAGAAAGACAGATTTTTGCGTTTTGATGGCTATAGATATCAGGATGATCTTGGTATCTTTTGATATCAGGATGGTTGCGCGGGGTTGAATTGAACAACCGTGCTCCAGCTTATGAGGCTGACGAGGTACCACTCCTCTACCGCGCAGTGAATCAAAAAGGGCACCAGTCAAAATGTGAAACCTCATTTTGATTTCTCCGATGCCCTTTCAGGAGGTTTCTGCTGGGTTTTATGCCAACATTGGCCTGAAATCCATTTAAACATGATTTGATGACTTGGCAAGTTTCCTTACTTGGATGTTGTCTGAGTAAGGTGGAGTTTTTGCGCAAAAAGCGCATTAAGAAATCGGGTTTCTTTTATTCAAAAACTGTGATGCGTGGTGGGATCACTTTGAGGGCATCTTCAAGACAATATGCCACGATGTAGGGGTGTCCCATTCTTTCTGCAATGCGTTTGAATTTGAGCTGATCTTCGCTGGGTTCCTGCCCGGGCATTTTGCACTCAATGAATGAATACGGCTGGCCTTTGATCATGACATGGATGTCGGGCACACCTTTCATGGTTCCGTTTTGAACAAACCGTCGGCCTCTCACGGCAAGATTGTTGACCCGGAATGCGTGAACATTTGGGAATTTGTTGAGTTCATCAATGCAGTGCCCGACGAGCTCGGATTCATTTTTGTAGTTTTTATGCATTATCAGATTTTTATGCATTAATTTATGCATTTAGAAAACGGATTTCCGCCACAAATTTTTTACACTTTTGTCTATGAATTCAATCATAAAGAGTGTTTGGGGTGGGTTGTGACTTGTGTTTGTTCGATCGTAGTTGTGAAAAAGTATGCCGGAAAAAACAAAAGAAAAAGGGAAAAGAAAACAGAAAAAATTTATAAAATTATTGTGCAAAAAAAAAGAAAAAAAAAAAGAAAGTGGCAACGACGCAAAATCACATCGTTTTTCTACAAAAAATGTGGTGATTTTTGCAGAAATGAATTGACTGCTGAAAATACGCAATGATTTCAATTCGTTGAACATACAAAAAAATTGTCGTTTTTTCGTTGATCTCTGTGCCAATTTACATATAATTGTTCATATAACTGAAAGGAAATGACAATGTTACAAACTTTTGAAATCAACAAAAACAATAGAATCGAAATCAAAACCGAAGACACCGGAGTATATTTCAAACTGATTGCCAAAATCAGAACAAAAAAATATTACCGCTTCGACACAATGGCAGCAGCATTGAAATATAAAGAAGAAATTTTTTCCAGATTTGCTGCACATGAAAAAGCCAAACAAGAACGACGAGAACAAAAAAAACTTGATGCCATTGAATTTTTATCGACACTGAAAGTCGGTGACATCTTCTATTCATCTTGGGGATATGATCAAACAAATATTGATTTTTACCAATTGGTTGGTCTGAAAGGCAAAAAAGCCATGTTTCAACAAATTGGACAAAAAACCACACGCACGACGGGCTGGTGTTCTGAAATGGTTGTCGCTGATCCTGAAACATTTATTGGTGAATCTTTTCAGAAAATCATCAATGGTTCATGGATTAATCTGACTTCCTATTCTGGAATGCAAAAATGGGATGGCCGTGAACTCAATGAAACCAGTTACGCATAGGAGGCAACAATGGGACTTCTTGATGACATCAACAAATTGAATTCTGAAGCAGAGCAAAAAGAAAGCCGATTGCGATACATGCGACAAGGTGGGCCGAAAAAACAACTCGCTTATATTGATCGGTTTGATGGTCTTCTCTACATCGACATGGGAGAAATCGAAACCAAAGAACAATGCCTGGAAATCTGCAATTGGTATTCAGAAATTTTTAAGGAATTATAATGTATCAAAAAAATGCAAGCCAACTCATTGAAATGTTGAATTCCCAAGAAATCAATGGGCAGCCTTGGTATAAAGATAAAAAGCGAAAACTACTGGCACCGAACCCAAGTGAACAGCTTGCCTTGATTGTCTTGGAACCTTTTTTGAATATGATCGGTGGGCGCATTGCATTGGTCATGCAGGAAGTCATGAATTCATATGAACCAAATGGAAAGGAAAAAACAAATGGAACGATTAACAAGTGAACCATCATTGAATCCACCAGAAGACTCGAAATGGGATATGATCAGTGATTCTGTTTCGGATATGGATGAATTGCAACTCGCACAGGAATTGATTGACAGAGGCATGGAAGAACGAACCTATGAAATCATTGTCAATCATCACCTGAAATATTTGTCTTTCATGAAAACACATCCTGTAAAAAAGATCATCGAAGATTTGCTCTATGTGACTGAATTCAAACAGTTGATTGTGAATTGCATTGATCGAATGATCATTCTTGAAATCAAGGAAATGCTTGCTGATACCATGTACCATGAGGACGAATAATGGAAAAAATGAAAGTCTTTATTTGCCCCGAATGTGAGCAATACATGTACGAATTCAAACCGGTTCACACCAAAGAAGTTTGGGTCAGAGATCAATGGGATCGAGGCACTACCAATCAATTGGTTTGCAACGGTGAACTCATTGAATGTGAAACAATTGCTTATCAGGATGGGCCTGAGCAGTCCCAATCATCCCGGGAATGGTGGGATAACGTAAACAACCTACAGGAGGATAAAAAATGGATCCCTTAAAAGCATTTTTGGAAAAAGCGAAACTAAATCTGATATCTGCCAATGAAAGAAAAATTGAAATGATGGGCAATATTGACACCGAAAATTATGTCAATGACATTGCAATTTTTATTGGAATTGTCACGATGCAAAATAAATTGATTGAAGAATATAAACAGATGATACAACAGCATATTGAAGAAACCAGAAAAATAATTCAAACGGAAGGAAAATAACCATGACTAAACGAGAAGAAGCGAAACAAAAATTTGTAGCCGCCATGTTCCCTGCTGCAGATTTCAACGTGGCAAAGAACAATAAAATGGGCAAGGCGATCTGTGATGCCGTTGACTGCATGATAGATGCAGCCATTGAAGACATTGAATACCGATTGAAACAAATCCCGGGATTTGATGTGAACCCAAAACAGGAAACTGATCACCGAACATTCGGCAAGAAACGGACGCCCAATGTTGGCTAGTTCCTACAATGAAATAAAGCGTCAAAGACTCTTTGACATACTTGAAAACAACGGATTAGGATTTCTAAAAAAGCAGCGTGAAAACACGAAATGGAGAAATTATTTTTTTCTCCTGAAAGGAAGATCATATGTCGTTAATCAGCAAAAACAAAAAAATTGATCTGTATTACCTCCGAAGAGAGGTGACGAAATTAAGTACGCAAATCGTTGATCATGGCATTGATGAATTGTCCGATGACAATTTAATCCAAATCAAAGCCATGCGAGACCATTTGTCAGCGATTCTTGAATTGAATCCGAATAAGTCTATTTTCATGGGCACATATCCCGAAGAAAAGAAACCATTCGGAGCCAATCATGGCTGATCGCAGAATCAATTTGGTGATTGATCACTGGTATCAATGCAATCAAAAGAAATACGGTCACACGCCGTTCGGATGGGGAGGCAAAGAAGCCAAACTCATTCAGAAACTTTTGAAAGAATTTGATGGCAAACAAATCAATCACCAGCTTGTTTTTAAATCCATTGATTATTATTTCAGCCTTGGCGGTTTCGAGGAAAAGGAACAATGTCACAGCTTTGGATTTTTCTATAAAAATTTTCAGAAATATCTCAAAGCTGTGCTGCCAACGGTTGAGAAAAAACCAACGCCGAGAAAAGATCAATTGCCAGATACGCCACCAGATCCCAATGCATTGAGAAAGATCATCAGGCAAAAAGGCAAGTCATGGGTTTTTGAATTCATGAGAACCCGCCGGTTTATGCCCAAGAGCCAATATGAAAAGGGAATACAAATTTTCGTTGATGAATGGCCTGACCTGAAACGAGCCATTGAACAATATGAAAGACCGAAGCCAGCACCTGAAAACACAAGGCGGCAGGAGCTTATGAATCAGGCAAAAAACCTGATAAAAAATGGTTGACAGAACATATAATTGAAATATAACTGAGGGTAATATGATTGATATAGACAAAATCAAAACAGGGAAAGATTTGAAGAAACTCCGGGTTTCTCTGAATCTTCCGCAGGAAAAATTTGCACATTTGATCGGGTATTCAATGAATCGGATTTCATTCATCGAAACAAACAATTGGACTGTCACATTCAAAATGCGACAAGCCTTGAAAAGGAATTTGAAAGTTTTGGAAAATACGACTTATTAAAAAAGGGCCATGAAAAGCAGATCATGACCCCTGACCATAGAAAGGAATTGTTTTATGACCGAGAACAATAATATCCAAGAAACTGGGATTGTCAATTCACCAATTATTCTGAGAAAAAATCAGATCAAGAAAATCTTTGATTCCGAAGCTGCATATCAAAAAATGCAGCCGTATTTTGAAGACAAAAAGAAACTGGATCGTTTCAAACAAACTTTGATGATCATTGCCATGGATGATTCACTCCGATATGCGGAACCCGAATCAATTCTCAAATGCGGTTTGCAAGCTGCTGAAATCGGATTGCCAATTGAAAAAGCCTTGGGGCAAGTTTTCCTCGTTGTTTATGATGGAAAATTGACGCTTAGTGTTTCCTACAAGGGATGGCAAGCCTTATTTGATCGAGACAGAAAATCTATCAAGGCTCATTCCGTCTATGACTGTGATCAATTCAACATGCATATCGGTGATCACAACGAACATTTTGACCTCAAAGAAGATCACGAAACTAGAAAGGAATCCGATTCAAAATGGGTCATGGCTCATTTGAAAGGCGTGATCGTGAGCATTTTAAATGTTGATACCGATGTGACATTCAACAAATTTGTTCCTTTCGACAAGTTGAATCAATTGCGATTGATGTCGCCAGCGATCAAGAAAAACAAGTTTTCACCTTGGACAAATTTCACGGCTGAAATGTTTCGCGCCAAAGCAATCAAATGGGTGGCATCAAAATCAGCCATGAGCAAATCCATTGCCAGAGCCATTGAGATTGAAAACAAAAATGAAATGGAACATCAAAATTTATTGCCAAAGAAAAAATCGTTTTTGGAATATGAAAACATTGACCAACCAATTGATGTGGCATCCAATCCATACCTTACAACAGAAGGGAATGAAGATGAAAACAACGATTAAAGAATATCGAGAAAATCCTGCACTTGGATCATCTGATCTGAGACAGGTTTTAAAAAATGCAAAAAAATTTAATTTGATTAAAACAGGTCAACTTGATCCGACAACATTCAATATGAAAATGGGACAGCTATTTCACTGTGCCTTATTGGAGCCTGAAAAGTTGGAAGATTTGTTATACATCGGTGTCCCACTTGAAAAGGCTCTGATGGAAATTGTCGATAAAATAAACACATTCGATCATGTGCATGTCCTTGATGTTGAAAGCAAACGCGTGGGCGAATGGCAGAAAAAGAAAAAAGAAATCGAGGACAAACCCAATGAACGCATGGTCACCAAAGAAGAATGGGAATCCATTCAGCTTCAAATTAAAAATAAGGATAAAATTATTGTCTCTCAGGATAAGCTGGATGACGTTCACAAATGGGTTGCGAAGACGAAAACACTTCCACACATGGCTGACTTGTTGGAACGCGGGGAGAAAGAAGAAACATTCTTCGGGGAAATCTCAGGGGTTCCGGTAAAAACTCGCATTGATCTTTTATTCCGCAGAGGCGAAAACAAAATCGCTGTGTTTGAATTCAAGACGATTGATGACGAATGCACACCAGATGCATGTGCCACCGCCAGTGGTCGTGAATTTTATTTCATGCAGGAAAGCTTGCAGCGATGGATTTTGATGCAGAATGGCTTTGAAATCGAAGAATATAAATTCGTGTTCACCAGCAAAGAGGAATGGTCAGGTTCAGGATTTTTTTATCACGATGAGCGATCACGCCTCTACGGTGACAAGTTCGTCGAACTCTCTCTGGAAAAATTCAAGCATTGCAAAGAGAAAAATTTGTGGCTTGAAAACGAATACAACTATCAGGAAAACAAATTTGAATTTGAATCCATGATGGAGATTCCAGTTTATGTAACCAAAAAATTCCCAGGAATGGAGATGATATGACCAAGAAGAAAACCAAAAAGAGAACCAACACTAAATACAACAATGCACAGAAAGAATTTTCGGCAGAGATTAAAAGAGTCAAAAAATTATTGTGCAAACATGTTGGATCTCATGAGGGCATCTGTGCTTCAATTGCATTCCTGCATCAAATGGAACATTTGAAAAAAGTTATATTGAGGGGATTGCCTGGGCCAGTTGGCTCATTGCTTGGCCTTGGTCTTGCCGTCATTGATTTTGAAGAAAGGAAAAAACATGAAGCCCGATCTTAAATCATTGGCATTTGTGATTGTTGTGGCTGCAATCAGTATTTTATTTTTGAAGCAATTGGAAAATTATACCGTGAAATTTGCTGAGAAAAGATACCAAAAAACATCAATGAAAGGAATCAAATGAATGAAGCCCAAGAAGATTTATTCCACAACCCCTTCAAAGGAATCGACAAAGATACGATTCAGGCATTTAAAACCTATCATGAGGCACATCCGAAGCTATATGAATTGTTCAAAAAGTACGCGTATCAGATGAAAAATTCAGGCCGAAAATATTACGGTGCCCAAAGCATTGTCGAACGAATCCGATGGGATATGAATATCAACCACAACAGTGATGAATTCAAAATCAACAATAATTTTTCTTCGATGTATTCAAGGCTATTGATCAGTGATTACCCAGAATTCAAGGATTTTTTCCGAACGAGAAAAACCAGAGGCCAACGACGACCGTATTTTGACAAGCCAGATTTACAGAGGTCATTATGACGTTGGATGAATTTCAAATTGAAATCCTGAGAACCAAGAGACTGCAAACCCAGACCGAATGTGAGGCTTGTATCAATCTATGTGAAAAATACGTTGATCATGTTTCCCGGCTGATTTTCATGCTCAGAAAGACTGAGAGAGTCATGCAGGAAAGTTTGATTGAACTTGAAACATCGAATTCATCTGCCAGCATTTCTGTGATAAAAAAGCAATTAAGTGACTGTTTGACACACCGAAAGGAATATTTTAATGAAATGGTTTGAATGGTTGCAGGATAATTCAATCAAGGTTTTTTCAATTGTTTTGTCAATCATCGGAATAGGTTTGTTGATTTATTGGGGGAAATTATGAGTGGTAAAAAAATACGAAGAAGTTTGGAAATGAAACGAATCGTGAGTTTTTTTGATTTCATCCGACGACATGAATGTGTTTGTGTTGATGACAAAATCTGCACGAAACAAGTTGCATGGGATCCAATTCAGGACACACCATTGAATACTGTCTCACATGTCAGAGCCAGGGGATCGGCACGACGCCGTGATCATTATTATAACTGTGTGCCGATGTGCAACAAATGTCATCGTGAATTTGAGGATCGTTGGACGAAAGAAGAACGCATGACATTCATGCCTCAAGCCGAACAATTGACAAAAGAATTTTTCAACGCAAAGGGGAAACAATGAAAATAAGATGCATTGATTGTGAATATTTTTCCATCAACGCCAAGAAATTAGATGAAGGCCAATGCCGACGATACACACCAAAAGTGTTCCCAATGATGACTGAAAAAGGGATGCAATTCATAACATGCTTTCCACAAGTCACCAGAGATGCAGGATGTGGTGAAGGTACAGTGAAAATGGAGACAACAAATTGATTTTTAACTCTCACAGTGAAGTTTTTGAAACCGTTTTCGATCATCTTAAAGATGAAAATGTTTTGTGGACTTCAAATCAATTCGAGCTTGTGAATGTCACTCATGAATATACCATTTGGACATCAAATGGCCTTGATCATTATAGTATTTATAGGCCAGTAAAATATGAATTCACAATGCAAGAAAAACAAAAGCTACATGTTTTGATAAGAAAAAAAATGGAACAATTATTTTTTCAATTGGTTGATTCAAAAGAAATTGATCACCCACAAAAAGTGTCTGTAGTAAAAAAACTGCTTGCAGGAGGATAATATGGAAGCAATGAATTGGCCTGAATGTATATTTTATTCCGTCTTGGCATTTTGTATTTTGAAATTTGTCATTTTCCTTATCAATAAAATTTAAAATAACGAGGATAATTATGACAAAAATTTATGGTTGCAGTGATGATCTGATTGAATTTAAAGGTGACTTTCAAGGTGAAGTTTCCGAATATGGAACCGATGATCAAGAACATGGAGTTTTGCTTCTATGCAGTGATGGAACTTGGATTGAAGCAAAATACGGAAAATTGGGAAAGGCAATTTGGGGCATGACAATTCTAAAACAGGGTGAGCTTTTTGATCGAATTGATTTATGTACTGACGAAGATCAAGACCCTTACAGTGATATAATTTATTTAAAAGAAGGAATAAAATCAGTCATGGCTGTAAAAAAATGGGAGTGGATAAAATGAAAAAAATATTTTTATTGATTTTGGCTTTGTCGGCATGTGGAACTGGTTCAAATGTTGGTCATGGAAAATTTTATGATGACTACGGTGCCTATGAAATCCACTTCACGCAATGCCGTGATAACGATGACAATTTTATTTCATTGGAATCCACATTCATCAATGACAAAGACAGCAACGAATTCTATCTGAATGAACAGGGAATTTTCACCAAGTTGAACCTCACCAGACATGTTGTGCCAAATGTTGCCATTGAATACTATGACAACGAAAAAGAATTCAATTTGATTTTATATTTTGATGGCAGAGTGCAATACAATTTGTCAGATCATTATTGCTTCATCTGATCGTGTTGTGAATGTAGGACATCACCTCTGTTTTTTTGAAATCACATAACATTTGCTTCGGTGTCTTGCCGCCGAATTCATCCACTGGCGTGATCATCCAGATTTCAGCTTTCTGAATGTCACCAATGAGTTCACTTACGAATTTCGTGATCTTTTTTATTTCCTGTTTTTTTGTCATCTTTGCACCAAAATTTCCACCACTGGCACTGCTTCGGTGGGTCTTTGATCAACATGATCAAACTCACTCTTGCTGTGTTGGCCTCGCCAAAATTCCATGTCATGTTATCGAGAACCTTTTTCAAGGTTTCAGCATCAGCATTTGAAATGCATTTCGCCACCTTGTTCTGACAATCATAGACTGGTTCTTTCTTTGAAAAATTCGGAACCTGTCTAAAGTTTGGGTTTTCGGCTGCTTCCGGGATCTGTTGTTTCAACGTGCTCGGAATTGACTTCGAGCAATTTGTTATAAATGGCAATGTAATCACCAGGAGAGCGAGCATTTTTGGACATTTCATAAAAATTGAATTTCTCTTTTGTAACCCAATCCATGACGGCACCATATCGTTCTCCTAATTTATTTTGAGATTTGATGACATCCTTGAGTCGGTTGTTTTCATTTTTCTTTGCTCCGTTATCACTTGACAGACTGACAATGAACATCAGTGCAATCACAAAGGCGACAAGCAAAACTCCTGCAAGCCATTCCATTATTTTTTAACTTGAGTACGTGTGACTTGATATCCCAAAGCAGAAAGCAATGTGATGCCTGCACCTATGGCTTTATCCCATTGCGTGCCGGATTCAACGACACCGGAAGCCATGAGCAATCCCAACAATGTGGCAACTGCAGTCAACCAGAATTCAGTTGTTTTGTAGCCATCCTTCACGGCAAGATTTTCAAGAGGTTCTAAACCTTCACCTTTTACTTTGATTTCCATGTTTGGATTATCCATTTTGATCTCCTTTTTCTTGTTCCATAAATTTAATGTATGCATTCATGCCATTGGCAATGTATGTCTGAGGCACGATGTTGTCTCGGAAACTTCCTGAATTGTAGGCATCAAAAACATCCTGCAATTTTTCGGCTCCCTTTCTCATGATCCTATGTTCAAGATATTCCAGAACCCAATAAATGGCAATTTCGTCATGTCTCAATTGACTTGGGGTTCCCTTGAATCCGAGTTCAAAGGCCACTGGGAACATGATCTGCCAACTTGAATAACTCATGGCTGCAAAACTGCCATGGGCAGCCAGCAAAGCTTTGTTTTGATAGATGCCACCGTAATCATATGCGCGTTCATGCCGTGGGCCAACATTCACACCGAAGCTGCTTTCAACGACTGCAATCGCCGTCAACAAGCCACGGCCATCACACCAAGGCGCAATTTTCTCAACCTGCCACCCATGGGCATCAATGATTTTTTTTAGTGGTGTCATTTTTTTCTCCATGATTTGATTTCATCTCTGAGGTTTTGCTGGTCTCTTTTGATTTCATCAATATCCCTTCCGGTTGTTCGGAACTTTTCGTCATATGTAGCTTTGACAGGATCAATTTTTTTGTCGATTCGATCGTCGATTTTGGAGTCAATCTGAGAAGAAAGAGCAAGCAGAGCACCAAGGCAAGCGACGACAGCACCCCAACCAACCGTGGTTTTAGGTGTTGCTCCCATAGCTTTTCGGCCCACTGAGGCAATTGAATGATCCGGCTGTGAATGTTGTTCCGGGTCACTTCGACCACTTCCTTGGTTATTTCGGTTAATTTTTTCATCCACGGCTAACCTCTCGTTTGCCATCCCAACCACAAACACGGCACCAAACTAGCATTGTATTTGTGGCAGCATCATAGCCATCCTGTACATCCCAAATCTTTGCTTTGCATTGTCGATGTCCGCACACCTTTGGGCATTCAATGGGTAACATAGCTGCATCCGGTATATTTGGATTAACGTCTTCAATGCCGCCCTTTCGCGCAACATTGTTCCATTCAATGAATCCATACATTTTGAACATTGGAATTCCCCCGGACTCATTCTATATGATCCTCAATGATTTCAAGAATTTCTTTTTTGTCTTTTTCCGAAAGTCCGAGGAATTCACGAATGGGCAAACCATCCAATCCGAGTTGATGCTTTTCCGCATACTTGATATCAGTGCCGACCACGACTTCTTTGTCATCAGAAACGTATTCAATTGATTTTTGCAGATCACCACTGAGCACCAAAACTTTGTTATTCAATTTTCCGATTCGTTTCAGATATGCTTTGTAGGCTTCTGATCGTGGCTCCCATGGATTGCCTTCTGGATCTTTGCCTTGATTGAATCGCAACTTCGTCGAAGCTTCAAGGGATTGTCCGATTTCATCCAAAGGCTGTCGCAAATCTTTGATGCGTTTGAGTTCGACCTGAAGTTTTGAGATTTCGTTCTTATTTATTTTGACTTGAATGCTCATTCCAAAACCATTGAAAGTGTTTTACTGACAGCTTGGAAAGGTGCATCCACATACACAGGGTCGATGATCAAATCAATTTGGTCACCGGCAGCATATTGAATCTGCGTCGATTCTCCGAAAATTGTAGCACCATTGCCCTGTGTGAGCAAAACATAGCCAGAACCATTGATGCTGATTTGAATGGTGACAGCGATTGCTCCCGACAGTTCCCAATAAATATCGGCAACTCCTGCACCGCGTAAAATGTAGGATGCCTTGACAACCTCAGCCTTGATGCGTTCATATTGCTCTGCCGGTGGCACACCAGAAATGCTGAATTCCTGGGCATAGAATCCAGCTTCCTCATCAATGCATTCAATCGTGTAGGAATTGTCAGTTTCGGGGCTAATTCCAATTATGCGGCACTTTTTGCCAGGGGTTGCCCTTTCCCCGATAAATGCCAAAAAGTCTTCTGGGATTGAATCTGGCCATTGGGAAAGCGGATTTACGGTGTTGTCATCATCCAAGATGCCTGGGGCATCTGTCAGAGGCCATGGATCCACCAAAGTCACCACGTTTCCGAAGACCGTACACTCCAAAGTCAATAGGTCATTGTTTGGTGTTCTTATTGTGCAATGTGTTATTGGTTCCGCAATGTCTTCATTGATGGTGAACGAAGTTATATTCACCGTGTCATTTGTTGTCGATAGAATTCGGCTGCTGTGATCCCATGTGGTGACATCATGTGAAAGCAATATAACGTCACCTCTGGTCACGATGATTCCCTCGGCATCAACTTTGAAGCTGATCAAGCGACGTTGATATAATTGGCGGGCGAGAATCAAATTGGCTTCTCGTTGTGCCTGGGCTTCGTTTGTGATGCCCCAATAATCCACGGTCACGGATTTCGTCGGTGTCGTTACGCCGGGAAGCAATGCCCTGACGTTATCCTGTTGCCAGTTTTTGTCCGGGTTCATGAAATTCACAATGACCTCATCCGGCAAATCTTCGGTGAGATAACTGTATTCAAAGCTGTCACGGATGATGTTCTCGGGGCCGAACATGGCGACAGGGACATCATTGACATCCTCAAAAACCACTCCGAGTTTTCCCTGTGCCCATGTCGGTGATGCCCTGCCGACCTGACAAATTTTTCTCAAAACCTCGGCGACGCTTTGCGGGTCATCCAAAACCGCGTTGAATGTCAAACCCTTGGCATCACAGAAATTCCACCAATTCGTAATGCTGGTGAAATCAATTCGGTCATCACTGATGCCACCTCCGAATAATCTTTCACCGTTATCAGGATGATCGGCAGAATTCACCCAACCAACAGTAGGTGAAAACGGATAAACAAAACTTCCATTTGCAGATGTGTTCTTGAATCCACCTCGGGCAAAATATAAAAACCAATCCGCAGGATTACTCGTGAATCCCCATGAAAAATTTCCCGCACCATCATTTTCCCAGCATCGTGCACGAGTCAATGAAGACAGGTTCTGCAATTGCCCATTGAGTTGTGAACCAGCTTCAATGATGATGGCCTTTCGATTTTGTGCGACATAGTTTTGATTTACGTCTGACTGATAGAACCGAACCACTTTCATTTCGATGTCACAGGCCGAGTTTTTATCCTGTTCATCAACATCAATTTTTCTCGCCCTGACTTCATATTGTCCAGGTGCCAAATCATCGACCCACAACGTGTTTCGGTACACATCCACGCTGGCATGTACAATCGTCAAAGGTGCTAGACTTGAATTGTCCATATCATTGGGAAAATTGAACCATGCACTGACAGCAGGAAACACCTGACGATATTGAACATTGAATTGTCGGCTGATCAATGCGAATCCACCATTCACGATATCATTTTGAAAAAGTCTGCCCTCGATATCTACCTGGATGCCATAACAATTTTCAGGGCCTTGCCTGATCACATAGTTATCGGGATATTTAAAACTGTTGTTGTTATCGAGTCGCCCACCTTGAATCGTGTCAACATTGCCGGGAACATTGTTGAATCGGTTTGTGAAAGACCCAGAATTCACAGGAGAAAAATCTGGCTCGTTCTGAAACAATGTCCAATTCAATGCACTCTGCGTCGTCAATTCTTCGTTGTAATCCCTGTAATCACTTGCATCCGTGATTCCGATTTTATTTTGTAAATACTGAAGATCACCGAAGCCATAATTCATGATTTGTTTCACGACCTGAGTTTTTTTTCTCTCCGTGAATTGAACGGTTTGATATTCGTACACAAGAGGATTTGAAAACGTGAATCCAGTGAGTTGAAAATTTGCATTCTGTCCGTTGTTGACCAAATCCTCAAATGAAACCCATCGGTTGATAAATTGTGAAAGGAAAGGAGCCGTGTTCTCAACATAAACCCATCGTTGCCTTACTCGGCTCTGGTTCAGTGTCGGTGCTGGATTTTCTTGTGCGACTCCAAGTGTGCCATAGTCGTGGTTGTCCGAAGGTGATGATTCATTGTACCGATACCAGTTTGAACAAAACGTCGGAAGTGGAACGTCATCACTTCTGAAACTCAATGTCCATGTTACGCCATCAACGAGGGCATTGAATGTGACGTTGTGAATGGTTTGATTCTCGGTGTGATTCACTGGAACCCAACCATTGGCATCAATGGTGACGGATTCCGTAAAATCGTATTCGTTGTAAGGACGAGCCGAGAAGTCAGGGAAAATATTGTGTTGACCCAAAATAACAGGAAACGGTTGATAGGGTCGCAAACTATTTCCAGATGATGTCAGCGAATATGTAGGTGATTCCGCACGATCGAGTCCATTTTGTTGTGACAAACCACGCGGTGCAAAGGCTTGCAAACCTGCAACAATCAATGTTGATCCTACCAAGATACCCACGCGGGCAGCCGCCAATTGACCTGCTGTTAATGTTGCACCGAAGCCAGGTGCGCCGATACCACCACTGGCGACAACAGCCGCCAAGGTGATGATTGTGCTGGCAATTTTAATTCCATTTCTTCCACCTGCGAATTCAGGGTAAATGAATACGACATCATTTTTTCTGACCTTGTGGGTGATATCCAATTCGGGATAAAATTTGTCATTGATAACAACGCAGAGCCTGGTTTCACGGATGGCAAAATCCTTGATGATCTCCCCGAGTGTTACGGTTCGATCATATTTTTTTGTAGCCGGTGTTGTACATTTGCTTATGACTTCCATGCGTGAAATCCCTCGATTTCAATGCCGTGTCTCCACAAATCTTTGATTTGATGCATGACGGCTGATCCGAAACTGTCCATACTGTGAATAACATATTGTTTGCCATTTATTACAGTAAAAACGCCAACATGGCACATACGCTTCATGGCTTTCATGATGACGCAACAACCTTCATGGGGTTCAATTTTTTTTTCTTCGAGAAAATTCCACATGTGTTTTTGCATTAGGTAATTGTAATGAAATAAATTTTCAGTCTGTGGCTGAGGTATTCGGAACATCGTTCGATTGAAAACTTCACGCTGGATGCAAACCACCAACTCAGCGCAATTCATGTTTGAATATGGAATGCCAATATATGTTTGTGTCCAATGCATTAAAAAATTCCATTCGCCGTTCTTGGGTTATATTCTTGTGCAACTGCTTTTTGATTTGTGTTGTCATTGAATCCGAGATTTCCTGTGATTTGTTTTCGGTTCACAGTGAAGTTCATCAAATCCATGACCATATTCCATTCAACGAAATCAGGATTGCTTTCTTGAACGAGAATAAAATTCACCGTTGTTTTCGGTGCCCCCTGCAATTGTTCAAGCCATCTCGTCATTGATCTGCCGATGTTATCCACGGCAAGTTTTGCCCTTGGCAATTGTTCCTGAAGATCATCAGGGATCGTGGTTTCAAACCAACAAGCCGGGTAATCATTTCCATTGCTTCTGATATCATTACTGCTTCTCGCCACGCGAATAGGTGTGCTCAATAATTCGTTTTCAATTTCCAATAAAATAGTTGGTTGTTCCTTTGCCGAAGTCAGAATGAGATTCGCTTTCATCGACGGTGAAAATGTTCTAGGCATAGGCTTCCACCGACAATTCAAGTGACCACATGTCAAAACTTTTATTCATCGGTGTTCCTGTGAATGTCACCGTGTTTTGAAATCGTGCTCTTATTTTTTTTGCAGGGTTAAAACTTGGGTCTAGGAATTCAAACCAATCCGAACCTTGTCTTAGATCATCACGCCACCAGGAAACAAAACTTTGATAATCACCATCACAGATCAAAGCCGTAAATGTCATGACTTTGAATCCACGCTTCGTCAATGGTCTTTGCTTTGCAGGGCCGCGGTCAAATGCACTTCGCAAACCTTCAGCCTGATATTCTTCTTTGAAATTCAGGATTTGAACATATTGCGGAAATGTCGTCATCGTTTCAATCCATACATGTTAGAGAAACCCTGAGTGACTTTGCCATTTGTTTTTTGATCTTCCAATAAAATTTGAATGATCGCACCACGGACATCAACGCTCTGATTGACTTGTTTCGCATTGAGATTTGCCGATGACTGGTTGATAATTTGAACGCTGACATTTGGATTTTGTTGACCTTGATTCACGAATCCACCATCAGCAAACCTCGGCAGATTTCCTAAATAGTTGCCAAAATTTTTGATGTAGCCACCACTGGCAAAAGCTGGCATCATGCCTCGGCGCAACATTTCAAAGAATTGAACACCAAACTGTGTCACACGTTTTGCTGGCATCACAAATTCACCATTGGAAAGCATGGCTGGAATCGAATCAGAGGTCGCACTTCCTGGGCCACTGACATGACCACCTTCAGCAGCTTGCAAACCACCAATGGCAGGGATGTTGCCAATACCGGCTTGACTGAATCCCAAACCGAGAAACAGATTTCCCAACGCAGATCGGATGGCTGCATTGAAAATGGATGCCAAAATACTTCTGCCCAAATTCTTAAATGCATCGGCTACGTTTTCCGTTCCTGTGATGATATTTGTGAATGCATTCGTGAACGAATCCGTCAAAATCTGACCGACATCACTCAATGTATTTTGTAAATCCTTTAATCTTTGCTGTGCTGCTTTGATGGAATCCGTCAGTCGCTTATTGGTTTCATCAACAGGAATCGGATCAATTTCAACAGGTAAATTCAATGCAAATGTTCCACTGGAACCAGGGCCAGGATCAGGAATACCCAACCCTTTGGCAATGCCTCTGCGGTGTGCAGCTCCTAATTTTTCCCCACCTTCTTCGGCCTTTTGTTGTGTTTGTTGATTGTCAACGGCTTCCTGCGTGGCTCGGTTCAATGATTCAATGTTATCTTCAATCGTTGATTTCAGAGCCGCAGCAGCTAGTTTCAATACGCCGAAAACAGGAACAATGACAGCCAGTGAAGTTGGAATTTTTTCTATGATTTCGATGGCTTTCAAAACATATTGATTGATGGTCAATGCGAAAAATTTTGCCGCAGTTGACAAATCACCGAATGCAAGTTTTGCAGCCAACAAGCCACCAACGAGCAATGCAATCAAACCCGCAGGGCCAGCTAGGATCGTGAACCCTGTGATGATGGCGGGCAGAGCAGAAACCAATGTGCCCAGAGCAAATGTGACCGGGCCGACGGCTGCAGCCAGCAATCCAAAAAACACAACGATTCTTTGAAGCGTCGGACTCAAATCATTGAATCGGTCAAAGAGATCAGCTAGACCACTGGCAATAGGGTCAATGAAATCCCTGAGAATTCCACCGATAGTTTCCTTGAATGTATCAAAACTGTCTTTCAATCTGTCCAAAGGCCCGACTGCATTTTGCGCAGCCAACGCCGCACCATTAAATCCTTTTGACGCGAGAATTTCTAAAATCGTCGTCTGTGCCTTGGCAAGATTTCCACTGGTTACAAATGAGTTGATTAATTTTTGCTGTTCATCGGTGAACAAAACCCCGGCACGGCTGAGTGAATTCAAAGCCTGTGCGGGGTCATCAAGTGCCTTGCCTACCGCTATTGCAGTTGATTGCAAGTCACGACCAAGAGATTGTGAAATGTCCAAAACAAGTTGTTGAGCCTGTGGAAAAATTTCATCACTGACATTGCCGAATCTCAATAGACTCGATGTGACATCACCGAGGATGTCTTCATCATTGAACAAAGAATTTTTTTGAAGTTCATCGGCTTGTTTGACCAATTGTTCAAGAGAAAGGCTTCCATCCCTTCCTGTTTCATTCAGAGTGTTGCGAAGTTTTGCAAGTGCCTGTTGTTGATCATTGAATGATTTGACTGCTGTGGTTCCCAACAGAGCAAGAGGTGCGGTAACTTTCAGCGTGAGATTTTGTCCGATAGATTTCATTTCATCACCGAATTTTTTTGCTTTTTCGGCGACGCTATCTAAATTTTTTACGATCTGGTCAAAGCCTTCTGTGACCGCCTTGATCGTAAGTGATAATTGAAAATCCTTTGCCATGATTCCCTCATTTTATTAAGCCTCTTTGATATACATTTTCGACCAAAGAATTCTGCCACCAGTAATTCAATCGAATATGTATATGTACCTGCGCCTGGTTCATCAACAGCTAATATTGATCCAGGGCCAGGATAGCTTGCTAAATCGGTTCCTGCAGGATTTTCACCAGCGATTCTGAATCTCTGCCGTGCGAATTCGGTTCCATTTCTCAAGAAAATAACATCGAATTCCATGTCCGATGATCCAGTGTTTTGATTACCAAATCTAGCAGCATTTGCACTGCCATCGGGGACAACTCTGATTTCAACAGGTCGCAATCCACTGACAGTAAATGATTCACTGAAATTCGTCACAGGGCCTGTACCAAGCGCAGGAGAAATTGAACCACCACTTGATGCCGACAACACGTAATTGCTGACCGATGAACCGTTGATGATTGTCCAAACCGCAGCACCAGCCGTCGCATCGGTGCAAACGAAATAAACACCTGACACCGTATTGAGCCAAGCCGCGCCAACATACCAGCCATTGGCTTCATCATCTGTCACAGTCGGATTGACGTTGGTGACAAAATTATTTGTGGCGGGTTGCCAAACTGCTGCACCTGTTGTCGCATCTTTGCAGATCCATGCCGTTGAATTGGTTTCATTGAACCACAACGAACCCACGGCATAACTTTGGGTTTCATCATCAGTCACCGTCGGGGCAACCGTGGTGACATTGATTCTAGGAACCGTCACAATCGGATTTTGAACATCAGTATTATCTACGTAGAAACCAGCTAACGTCAAAACGCCAGATGATCCACCTGGCATCGGGACAAGGGAAACCCCATCAAAATAATAAAATGAATCCAATGTGATGTTGTAAATCGGCCCACCAATTGGCGTGAAGCCAGAGAACCACGACGCCGTATTCCCAAAAGTGTAGTAGGTGTACAATCTTTGATTCGACTGAATATAATACGTAGTTCCGAAAGGTGCTGAAACCGGCAACAAACTTGGATCAGCCAATTCATCCGTGATGGAACAAAACACCAATTGATCAAGACGATCTGAATTGAAATTTCTTTCTTTGTCCCATCCACTTGAACCCTTGAGCAGATCAGACCACATTCCTATTTTTGGTCTTTGTTGAATCATGATTTATTCTCCTGTTTCTCTGCTTGCTCTTTTGCTTTTCGCTCATTCTCCAATTTCAAATAAACCGTGTACTGTTCACAAAAAGCAATCTCTGAATATGAATCACGCTGAATCAAATGAATTGTGTTTTTTGTAGTTTTGATTTCCAAGTAATCCTGAAAAAATTTCTGTGCGACAACCTGATATTTTTTTGGATTGCCTTTGTGGAAAAAAATTTCCATTTCCCAAGAATCAGGCAACCGATTATCTTCTTTGACCAAGTGGTTCATAACACCTTCACGATCATTCTGAATTTTGAAGTCTTGGGCTGAATATTCATCAAAGCCAGTGAATCACTTGTGCCTGGTGATGAACTACTCGTATTCGTCGAAGATGCCCCACCTGTCGTGTTCGTGCTCGGCCCATCGGTTTCACCGCCTAGAGGAACAGCCGAACTCTGCGGATCAGATGGGGATGGATTCGTAACTATATTCACATCTGCATATCGAGTTGAATTCCATGCACCTGGTGCACCGGTGAGTTGCATAGGCATCGTGTCATTTGTGGCCTCACCTGAGATCATGGCCCAACCGTTGTCGGACAAATCATGTCGGTGACTTGCCATGTTATGCGTATGTGCATGAGCATGGGTGTGTGCATTGACGACGTGATCATGTTCAAAATCAACTTCGTGCCCATCATTCCCAACTGGGTTCGGATCATAAGGCTCAGAATCAATGTCAGCACCACCGATCGTGCCATAACCCATAATGTACAATCCAGATAGGTCACGTGTTTGCAAGCCATCAATAGGCGAACCCGGGGCGACAATCAAATCACCATTGCACCAGCGATAATTTGTTGGCAGTGTCAAAACACCGAAATCATCAAATGGTAACGTCGCACCAATCGGAACACCGGCAACACCTGCAAAAATCATGGCGAGTGAAGTTGCAACGCCGCTAACAAGTAGAAACAATTCCCCGATGGTTTCATCATAAAAAACCAATGGGCAAAGCAATTGAATGATGTGCCATTGGCTGTTATACCAACGATGAACTTCTGTTCCACCGACTAAATAATTATCTCCGACATTCGGTGAACCCGGCAAATCCACTGCTGTCGCCACTTGTGCCGTGATGCAATGATATTGATGCCAGTCGAGAATATCAAAGTTTTGGTTTACCTTTTGCTCCCAACCGCTTTCATTCTGGGCAAAATTACTCCATAACCCCAATGGTATTTGACCACTCATGATCGGCTCCTATCGAATTTTTTGATAAAATCTTCAGGTGACATGTTTGGTGTTTGTTCCTGTGCGGGATTTTTACCCATGAATCTTTGAATGGTTTTGCTGTCACCTTGGGCACCGATGGCAGTTGTGGCAATGCGTTCACGAATGCTTTCTTCCTTCAATCTGTACCCGGCATGTAGAAATGAAGTGAATTGGTTCATACTGTATTCCTTTATGGCTCCCAGTTCGTGACCTTCTTTGATGAGGAAGGTGATGGCTTCTGACCATTTTCTTTCGGTTTCTTCTTGAGATTGTGTCTCTCCAGAGTTTTCAGCAATAAAAAAAAACCGTCTTTATTCATTTCAAAAACTGCTTCTACCAATGGCACAAATTCTTCGATGCTCAAATCCTCGACATATTCCTTGTCGAGATTCGCAAGCGAGGAAAAAATTTCAACCATGTCATCATATTTTTCGGCGAGAATGCCAACGATGTTGTCATTTCCTTTTTTCAGGTGTTCAATGACATCATACAAAATTTGAAAACGCTCGATCAACACAACTGCATTTTTAACCTTGATGGGATAGACTGTGATTTCTGATCCACGGATCAAAACTGCTTTTTTCTTTTCACCAACAATTTCTTTTAAGCTCATACGGTCACCTTCTTGATTTCAAAATATGGAGATTTACCCTGCTTTTCACGGATATGGTCTTTCAACAATATACCTGCAAACTGCATCTCCTCAAAATTTTCGTTGATGAGGTTATAAAGCCGTGCTGGCGTGAGTTTCACGCGGAAGAATGTTGCCACCCACTTTTCACTGGTGTTGGCAATGTTCTCACCGATGAACGTCATCGTGTATTCTTTTTGCGGAACCTGAAAGGCTTGCATTTGCTGATATGGGATTCCGAGATAGGAAAAGGAAAGAACCAAACCAACATTCGGAGGCAATGAAATCAACATTTTCAAATTGGTTTCATATGCGACGTAATCCGTGCCGGCAACTAAGACAGCCATGGTGTCACTTCTCTTGACAACCAATGTGGCGGTGTCAATCAAGGGGATGTCAAAAACTAAAATTCCACCTTCTTGAAACTGTTCACCAGCCGGAGGCATATATGGTTGATCAACGACAGGAGGTTCCAGCGTAAATGTTTCCGCAGAGGTTCCATGAAACGCCATGGCGAGATTTTGAAAATCTTTGCAATGCACAGACATGTTGATGCCAGCAGATTCAAAGAGACCGCCACCGCATTCAGATGAAAAAATCAACCCATCACGATTGATGAGTTGCTGATTTGTGTAATTGATTTCAACGCCAAGATTGCTGACATTGCCCAGGAACCGACCGGCATAATAATCCGTTACGCCACCGCCCCAATAGTAACCCCAGTTATTGCCCCACCCTGAGATCAGCCTACTGGATTCGATGACATAAACCTTGCCTCGTCCTAGTACGCAGCAGCCATTCATTATGCCAATTCTCTATAGATTCCGTATTGCTCAAAACCATTGGCGTTGATGTGACACTCATCCTGCATGACTTTGCCGGTGACTTCCAACACGGCGAAATCATCACTGATGAAACCGACGTTCGATGCGGGGCCGAAACGAACGCGGAAAAGATTCACGCCAAACGGTTCTGGAATCGCAGCACCAATATTGAAGCCGTCGAGGAAAACTTCATATTCAACACTGGCAGCTTGAATCAAATCCAACAATGTTTGTTGAACGTAGTTGAAATCGATTTCCAATACCTGACCGACGCCGATTGAACCGCCATCAGCAATTTTGATGAGTTCAATGCCGTTTCCTGTCACACGATAATCTGTGTCCTTGACATAAACAGGAACACCAGCAGGGCCAGTCACAACCAAGTTCACATCATCTGTAGGCATGAAAGATGCCGGGATGAATTCACCTTCTTCGATGACAGTGTAACCTTCATCAGTGATCGTGCCCGCAGGGATGTTTCCGATGTCACCTTCAGCATTGAGAGCCAATGCGAAGTTTCTTGCATTCAAGCAATTGATGGTCATGTTCAAATTGACCTGATCAATTTCAACTGATGAACACGCGATCCCACCGATTTTCGATGTGTAATCTTTCACAGTGGATTCAGTTGTGGTGTTATTGATTTGGAATAGACTTGCGTTGCCGATGTGAAACCAAGGATTTGGATTCGTGCCGCATCCAGTGATTTGCTTTCTCAGCCAAATTTTACCGCGCCCTTTAAAACAACATGTTGTCATAGGTTCCCCCTTTAAAACATATACTTTGTTGAGTATAATTGAGACAAAACCAAAAAGCCATCTCTTGATTCTGCTTTTTTTGTTCCTGCGATCAGCAAGGCATCCCACCCGGGATAACTCGTGAAACTCGCATTGAATTCTAAAATCGCTTTTCTGACCAACTCCTCAAGTTTGATGGCCTGAATGTATGCGCCTGAAAGCGTTGTCACAATGCCGACTTGGCTTTCCTGCATAGCCTGTTGGGTGTTTCTTTTATTATCCACCTGAGTTCGCACAATGAGATTGTGGCCCATTTGATTCACGCAATCCCCACGATTGGCGTCAAAATCAAGATTATCACTGTCATCAGGTTCAAGAATCACGAGGGCAGAACCATAGGTTGTGCTGTCCATATCATCATCCCATTCCGCATATGGAAAAATGTTTTTGTTGGCGAGATCAGGCACACCTGGGATGCCGTGATTGTTCAAAGTCGTGGAATTTTTCAACCAGTTCAAAAGTGGTTCAAGGTAAGGTGCTCTTGTCATAAATGCCCCAATGCTGCACAGGAACAAGGACCAATGCATTTACATGCACATGCCGAAGGATAGCATCCGGGCTCATCCACAACAGCATATGCGTTGAAATCTTTTTTCGGAACCTCATCACCGTTGCTGTCAATCAAACCCTGACATTTGCAGATTTCGGCAATGAGTTTTTTGAATTCTTCATAGTCTTGAACGATTTTGTGTTCTCGGCTTCTCAAGTTGATGGCGAGAAGGTAACGAGCGATTTCACATGTCCATTTTCTAAGGATCGGGACAGTGATTGTGTTGGCATATAAATTGGCAATTGTTTTGATGGAGTAACAGCAGGAAAGAATCACATTCAATTCGGCTTCGGCATTTTGTAAAGCCGCATCCATGACAGCCGTAACCACGGCGTTGGTTTGCACAAGACCACGATCGGTCAATTCAATGGCTTCTTTGACCGAATATTGGTTTTCAAAATCAGCTTGTACCGCATACATAGTAAATTGGGGGCCAGTTTCCCAGCCCCCATAATCCCCCTCTTATACGAGTACGTTGTAGAGCAAGAATGCGAAGTTATAGGATAGAACCTTTTCCTTCACTTCTTCACCGACACGCATGAATTCAACGCCACGCAATCCATGGAAAGGTGATTGCAGGTTCGCTGCAAACCATCCACCGACGCGAGCCGTGAATGCGAATGTCGGGATAGGACAATCTGTGGAGAATACGTTTTCGTTCTTCAAGAACAAAAGAATGTAATTTCCACTGCCTACTGCACCACTTGCAACTTGATCCCAAACAGGTGCATTTGTACCCGTGATGTTTTCATAGCTGCGACCTTCACAGATACCATCCAATCCAAGGGTTCCGGCAATCGTTTCATTGCTGACAATGCCACGATTATCGACATTTCCAAGGAAGGAAGGATGTCTACGCAAATAGGCCATAACCTTTTTGCTGGTCACCATCCAGTTGTAGCTGGATTGTGTGTTGTTGATGATGTCTGACAAAACCGTCAAAGGATCACTTGCAGATGCACCGTTGAAATTGAATTGTGCGTTACCAACGCTCAAATCCAATTTGTTGCTGGTTGCATAAAATGCAGGATCATTGACAAGACTTGCAACACGATGTTCACGATTGAGCTTAATCAACGATGTGATGTAAGCCGCAATTTTGTCTCGGTAGTTAGCCGGAACATTTGAACACTGTGTACCCATGGCTTGATTCATGCACCATGTGATGACTGCATCCAAACCGTGACCTTCGACTTCATCAGTCAACAAAGTCGTTTTACGAAGTTGAACTTCATGAACACGGCTGGTTGGGCCTACAGCATCATCCACTGGTGTGAATGGCTGAATCTTATCCCAGTCTTGATACATGAATGTGCATGTCGGAGAATCCACAAATGGCATCACGCAATCTGCGACGTAATCCGTCATACAATTTGCCTGATCCGTTGCGACGTTCACCAATCCCGGGCTGTAGTCAAACGGAGTGGATGCAAATTTGAATAAATCTTTAACCGGCGTCAATCCAAGTGCCGCACTGTTATGTTGATTGAATGCGAAATTCATATCTCCCCCTCATTATGGCATTACGCCAAGTTCCAATTGAACACTGATCAAAATATCTGTTGCACCAGCGATTTGTTTTGCATAACCGATGATGTAATCACCAGAAGCTGCAGGAACGGCCTTACCGGCTGCATCTGCAGTCAATGGATCATTCAAGGCAACGGCTGCCCCGGTTTCAACGATACCAATACCTGTGTTTTGGACGTCAACTGGTCTTTCGACTTCAGTGTCATAATCCATGGTTAGGCCAGCGAATGGAACTGATCCATCCACGCCGATATCAATTGTACCTTCATTGACAGGAATTACGATTCTGTGTGCCGGAACCGGTGCGGCTGCGCCTGCATCCACTTTGTAATTTTGGATCTCAGCGGCTTTTGATTCACGATATGCTTGCATAGGATATCCCCCTTTGAAACAATTCTGTGGGAAACAAAAAACGAACGCAAACTATTTTTTATTTTTTTTACTCACTGCATTGTGAAAATAATGTGAACATATAACTGTGAAATAAAAGATATAACTGAATGGTGATATTTTAATGGAAAGTGATTTTGACATTGAAACGCTTGAGAGAAAAATAGCCAGAATCGGTTTGGAAATGATCAGGGCCAAAGACAATCCATTTCAATATGATTCACTTTTGAAAGAACAAATCCGAACCTGTGAACAATTGCGGAAAAAAATTATTCAATCCAAGATTTCCAAAACATGAATTTTCCAAGAGGTTTCAGATATGATCTGAATGCGAATTCTTTTGCGTTGTGATCCGTGACATCCGACCAGATCACATCAAATTTTTTATTCGCAAATTGTGTGAAATCAAATCCGTTGATGTCTCCTACATAAACTTCTACACCTTCAGGCGGTGGTGTGAGATCCAAGACTTCCTGATATTTTTCAATCACATGAATTTTTACCTTTGGATTTGTGATGTGTGGGATCACGAAACCAATTCCCCATCCTAGCAACAGAACATCAACTTGCTCGATGCTTTCATCATCAATTTTTTGTTGAACAGCATCAAATAAAGGTTGATTTGTGGCATGTTCAAATTCGGTATCAGTCATCACGAGCCTGTTGCTGTCATCTGTCAAAACCGTGTATTGATTTCCGATCTCAGACATTTTAAAAAATCCGCGCCATAGCACAGGAATTGTCATCAAACCTTCAAATGTAATCGTCGTCTTTTGCACCATTCCCCCTAATATGGAATCAAACAAATGCTATACTCTATCCCAGTAAATACCGCAGCCGGTGTTGGAATCGTACTGATATTGATATCAATTTGTGTCCCCTCAAAAACTTGATGATGCAGATTAACTGCATTTCCAAATAAAGGGCCACCAGATGCCAAGATAACAGTTGATCCAGGAATATTTACACCAGTATCAGTAAGATCAACTGTCAAATTTCCAACCCCTGCAACCTGATACAATGCTGAAACTGACCAAGTCTGAATGTACCAACGATCATATTCATGTGGAATAATAATTCGTTTTCTGAAATTTGTAGCCACTGCCAAATTTGTTCCAAGATCAACTGGCTGACAATTCATAAGATGTTTCATTAAACGAGAATCAGCAACCACCATCCATCGAAGTGCACCACGTCCAGGTTCAATCATTGGATACATTATGAAATGTGTAAATGGGTCAGTTATAATGATCTCTGACAAGCCGTATTCACCAATTGTTGATCCATCACCAGCATTTGGCTTGATTCTTATTGGTGTTCCTGAACTGATTCCACCTGCACCGAGATCAATAAAAATAATTCTCTTTCCGTTTTTGATGTCTTCATTTTCAATCAAAGGCAGAGTTAAATCGAAACCTTTTCCAGTACCTACAAGAGCAACGACATCCCAATGTTTTGGGATCGTGCCCGTGGCATTGGCAATAAATCTGTTTAAAATATCACTCATCCTAAATACTCCGGTATTGGATATTGCAGATCGGTGTCAACATACATTCTATCCACGCTCATGAGATTTGGGAAAACATCATCATTGATGGCATGGTTGATTGCAAGTGAATGAATCACATACAATCCGATCGTTTCACCAGTAGATGACCAAATCGGTTCAACAATTTTTTCATCACTTGGACATATCACAATATTGTTCAAGAAAATTGGGATGATCTTATTCGCATCATTTCCCAATCCTGAAAGTCTGATGGGGCCAACGGTTGCATCTTGTGCGACTTCCCACACGCCATCAAAAATAACATTGATCTCACCATCAACATCAGTGTTTTGCACGCTGATACATGGGAATGGTGTACCAATTGCCAATTCATCAAAACCTCTAGCTTTATATTTTCCATGCCAGATAAAATTTCCAGAATGACGAATATCGATCAGAGTTGAATTCAAATATGGATGTGTGGCGTTCAATGCCATGACAAGAGTTCCCCAGTGTTCCATTTGCATTTTGGAACGCTGACCTCCCACACCTGGGGTCTGTGTTGCATAGAAAGGCATTTCATTTCCAAGCGTGTTTGACTTATGATGAAAGCCATCACCTGTCCAACGAAGCGTGCCTCCACCATGAAGAAATGCAGGGCCATCATAGCTGTAAATGTTGGCAAAAATTTCAATTAGTTGATCATAAATGGTTCCACCCTGACTTATTTTAATGAATGGCTGTGCACTAACGCCTACAGTCGGTTTATTCAGCTTCGCCAATGGCTGAGAAAATCCAGAGAGTTTGAATGTCGATGTTCCATATTGAGTCAAATAGGTTGAACCATTATTCGTTGTGGGGTCATCGAAATCAAGCATTGAGGATTGATCAACCAACCATTCATCGACTTGCAATTCAATTTGTTTCCAGCTCGTGCAATCGAAGAAAATGTCATTGATGGTTCTGCCTCGCATTGAACCCTTGAGTGATGTCAGATCAACGCCTTGATAACTCAAGCCAGCAGAGTCATTGATCATTTTATTGAATTCAAATTCAATGAAGGCGATATCAGTTGTGAAACCGATATTTGCAAACAATGGGAACTTGATGTTGAAATCTGCATAACCCAAGATTTGCATGGTTTCCAATGGGCTTATTTTGAACGTGTAGTCAATGTTCAAACTTGTGATCGTGACACCTGGATGCATGTAAACTTTTCTCGCATGTGTTCCATCGAACAAAAGTGAAGTCGTGAATGTATATTTTCCAGCGAAGACATGTACGGTATCATTTGGGGTCGATGCCGCGTGTGCAGCCTCAATTGTCAGATATGGTCTTTTCAAATCCCCAGGAACCGCAGTGGCATCGTTTCCATTTTTTGCAACGAAGATCATGTTTTGAATTGGAACGCTTGTGTTCCATGCCACAGGCGGTGAACCGTTATTCGGGTTCGCCATGTAATCAAGATTTCCAAGATCCAATATTTCAGTTGGTGATCCAGCAGAACCAGGAAGTGGACGTTTCCACCATTGATTGTTGACATAAATCAATTCATACATTTCACCATCACTAACGGTTAATGTGTTTAATCCATTTTCAGCAAATGTGCTGCCATCAATGGTAGTTAGGTCATAAGGATTTGTGGTGCCAATAAATAAAAACCAACCACCATTTTTCAATGATAAATCATCAACTGCAGGCATCGTCAATGTCAGCCCAGGAGCCTGGACATCGAGAATTTTATCCCAATAATCAACGGTGATATTCGTTGTCACCGGCCTATATTTGTATGTCGTACTCATGCCAGCATCTCACTTGGTATATAATTTGTGAAACCTGCATCGACATAATGTCGTGATCCCACCGAAACATCGGTGAACACCGCAGTGTTATAATTTGAATTCGTCACCAGAGAATGTTCAACAAAAATATTCATTGGGTTTCCTGTTGATGAATCTATCAAAGTTGAAAAATTCTGTGAATAAACCGTTGCTTTTTTGAACACCGGCAAGAAAGGTGTTCCCAATGCTTGATCGTTGAATTCAAAAACTGTGCTGAATCCTGCGGTTTGGAAATCTCCGTCAAGAATCAATCTGCTGCCAATATTCGCCTGTGTGTAAATTCCCATGACGTAGGTTTCACAGAGACAATAATAATTTCCTGAAAGCTTCACAGTGCCATTGTTGGTGAAGTTGAAAACTGTATTATCTAAAAGTGAATTCACTGATCCCATGCGGTGTTCAAAATAAAAATCGTTGTTGTCTTCATTGAACAAAAAGAAAGGCCATTGATCATTTGTGGCAGGAGGGTCTTTGTCCATGAATCCTGAACCTTCCCAAACCCATGTGCCTTCAGCGATTCGGAACCCAGCACCATCGAAGACATAGACATCGGCACAAATTTTCACATGTCGGTCATCACGGCTTCCACCTGTTCCCGAATAGAACACGCCATCTAAAAATCCAGGGCCATAGGCTCCCTCAATCTTGGCATATTTTCCACTTCTGCCCCTGAGTTGATATCTTGAAGCCCCATAAGTCGGATTGAAAAATGATACGCCGTTATTGTTGGTGATGTTCGCAATTCTGAAAACAGCAGAGCCGGTGAAACCCATGGAATCAACTGCCATGTTCACATCACACCAGCCGTCACAAGTGATCGCCAAATCCGTGGATGAATTGAATTCGATGTTTCCTCGAATGGAGGTTATGTCTCCGATAAATCCGATGATGCCGAATTGTGCGATGACATCACATTCAAAATCGACGTAGGCGATATCCACGGATGGATTCGCATGTTTGAAAATCATGTCACGGCATAGCCATATTGAATTCCCCCTGATCTGCAATCGTTGATTTGCATTGATCAGAAATGCAGGATTTCCGGCAGGAGGCGTGAGCACAGCAGCACCTGGTTCAAAATGAAATCTCGATGACCGCGTGCCATCCACAGTTTCACTTGCCGTCAGGGTGTAAACCCCAGGCCAGACATAAATGGTGTCGTTCTGTGTGCTGGCTGCAATGGCAGCAGAAATCGTCAAGTATTTGTGAACCAATGAATTCGGAACTGCAGTGCCATCATTGCCGTTGATAGCTACGTGTAATGTACGCCCGATGAGAACGTCCCCTGAATTGATCGGGAACCAAATCGCTGCCCCGGCGGTATCATCAACGCAAACATAAAAATTTTGTCCGACTTCATCGAACCAGAAATAACCTTCAAAATAACATTGCGTGCTGTCATCAGCAGCCGTCGGAGCAATGACATCAATTCTGAAATTCGTTTGCGGTGTCCAGACCGCAGCACCGATTGTCGGATCCTCACAGACCCACAGAGATTGACGGTTGGAATCGAACCACAGAGAACCAACAACATAACCGAGATTGTTGTCATCCGTTGGGCCAGGACATCCAGCCACGACGACGACAGGGCCGATCGGTGTACTGCCTCCGGCTTTACGCCATTCACCCAAGAGAACATCGACTCGTTCTCCGAGCAATGCTCCCTTGGGTGAAGTGACGAAACCAATGGCTTCTTCTTCAAAATCGGCTCCGATTACATTGTAAGAACCAATGGGATCTTCTTTGACCCATTGATGCTCCTGTAAATCTTCCCCGGCGAGAAAATTGTTAGTGTGGGTTCCTTTTCTTGAAACCCATCTTCTTGTCCAGAAGATAGGTGAAGGCATGACCCTACTCTACGATGTTAAGTTGTTTTCGGGCTTCTTCGTAGCTTTCAGCGACAGTGAATTTCGGATTCAGCTTTCGCAATTCTGCGGCCTTGTTCCGAATGTTATTCGCCTGTTCGATGACTTCAGGTTTTACACCAAATTGATTTGCTGTTCTCTGAACATCAGATCCACCTTGATCAACTGTGACTTGTTGAACCGTGGTCAATTTGGTTGTTTTTTGTTCCTTCATGCCTTGTTTCAATGTTGATTCCAAACCGGTGAGGTTGGTTTCAAATTTCTTGTCGTCATCATTGACGTACAATTCCAAAACTTCAGCAGCAGGTTCAATTCCGAATTTCTTGAAAATATCCTTTGTGCGGGAAATTTTCATTTGCTTTTTGTCCGAAGCTTCTTTGGATTTCAAAGTATCGTTTTCGGATTTCAACGCATCGTTTTCCTCGCGCAATGTTTTATTTTCGTCAGAGAGTTTTTTATTCTCATCACTGAATTGGGTTTCATCTTCCGACGTTTCTTTTTTCTGGCAGCTACATGCAAACTGAAATGCGGCTTCTTCCCCTTCATCAGCAAGCAATGCACTGAACTTTTCAAATTGTTTCTTGTTCATTTTTTTCTCCTTGTAACCATTGGTTTTTATATTGGCTATTTGTTTTACATTGAAGCTAAACACTTCGGTGCTGGTGTTTTCATCAGCTCCGAGAGGCGTCAAGGAAACTTCCTTGATCACGCCCCCGCGAAAGATTGTCGCTGGTGCGTTCACTTCAATTCCATTAACTTTTGTCGAACCTGTTTTCAATTCATCAATTTCAGATGGTAGAATGAATACAGATTCTTGCATGGGGAAATCTTCGTTTTTGATCAATTCAAAGGCATCTTTGCCCTCTTGGGTGACTTTGGAGAATTCACCGTTGATGATAAGTTGATTATTTTCTTTGGAGAGTGAACCGCTTCCCACTATTTTGCTCATGTCATGATTCATGAGAACAGGAACGCGTTTTTGATAGGACATGCTGGCGACATCAAATATGAGATTGCCCCACCATGGATGGTTGGCAATCATCTTGCCGGAATAAGCGACACCGCGAAAGCTGCGGTCTTCACCATCGGCTTTGAATTTTAAATCCTCGACACTGAAACACAAATTCTTTTTCGTAACTTGTTTTTTATTCACTGGATTTTCCCCGCAAAAACATTATTCCACATTTTTAGGTTTTTCAAAGTCTTTTTTTGATTCTTCCCACCATGATGCCAAATCCTGATTCTTTCGCAAGAATCTTTGAATGGCTGCACGTCGGATCGTCGTCGGCAATTCACCTGCGCGACTTCGGAACAATTGATCCAAACTTTTCTCCGCATCTTTCTTATCAAAATTGAAACCAGGATCAGGCTGCAAGGCTTTGTTATCTAGGACGGCATCAGGAGTCGGTGGGTTTTCTTCGAGATCATTTTTCCCAAGATTCAAGACAATACATCGGCAGTTGAAACCGAGAGGCGGTGTATTTGTGGCCCAAAATGGATCATTGATCGGACGCGTGATGCCATCATTGGCAGCATGATTCGGTCTCGTACGATCATCGAGAATCGCCTGATATTTTAAATAGGTCAGCCGGTCTGAATTGAAACCTACTTGCAAGCGACCATTGTTGTATTGCGTTGCCATGTTGGTTCTGAAAACGACTTGCTTGCGGGCATCACTAAGTTGCTGAAATTCATTGATATTGAACGCTTCTGACCATTCCTCAAATGTGAGATTGTTTCGTTCCGCGACTTCCAACGAATTGAGAATGTCCTGAATCGTTGTCATCCTGTGGATTCCGGAAGCCGTGAAAGCAATCCGGCGCATGGATTGTGGGATTTTTTCATAATAGGCATCGGGGAGTTCAGCCGTGCGACGGCCTTGACTCAGGATTTTTTTATATGTGCCGTATTCAATCGGTTTCAGAGCCATGATCAAACCCCTCGACGTTTGCCATGAAATTGCCTTTGGTCACTTGATCCTCGAATTCATCTGATTGTTTCCCCATCAACTTGGCGAGATTGCTGACCAATTCCTCTTTTGTCTTTGACTCTTTGACTGCGGCTCTGATTTCGTCATTGCTGAAGACGTTGTCTGTTTTTCGGATGACGGAATTTTCTGTTTGGATTTGAGCTCGAACCAATTCACTTTGCTCTGCGAATTTGAGGAAGCTGTGGTCATGGGAAAACTGATTTTGGGCACCTGCCACTGGGGGTTCAATAACATCGAAGTCATCGTCTTCCAGGTCATATTTCTCCTTGTAGTATTCTTTGGTTGGGCGAACGCCTTGATTAAACAGAACCATGTCACGATCGGCACGAGCTTTGTCGAGACTTTCAGTTTCCATGAATTTGAAAACTGGTGCAGCTTCACTCATGCCATTCAACTGCATAATGTAACCGATGATTTTGTTGACTGTGACTTCAATCATTTTGCAATCAGATATTCGTTTGTCGTCACGAACTTGATCATGAACTTCACCGAGAGCGAGTGAACCATTTGTGCTCACACCTGATGTCAATGTCTGACCGAGAATCAAACGCTGAATTCGTTCTGCCAATCTGAGTTGCGCTTCGTTGAAACTGATCGAGCCATTTGCTGCGGCTTCAATGACATCAAGAGTAACTTTGTCCGTTGTGGCAATCCCTCTTGGTCTCTTTGCTTTCAGCAGTTCATTGGTGACAAAATTTCTGACGGCTTCATCTGCTGTGGAAAGTTTTGCATGAAGAAAAGGTTTTCCCCAGCTTTCAAGAAATTGTACCCAGAATTCCCAAATGTTCAGACGGTAAAAATATGGTGTGTACAAACGCTGAAATAAGGCTTCACCACTTGGGCATGACCACGTCGGTTTTCTCACCGTTGAAATAAATTTCTCAGGCAATAAAACTTCGGATTGATTGCTGACCAATTTCAACGTGCCATCGCGTTGAACCGAAAATGCCTCGAATGGTTGATCAATGACTTTGATCGGTTTCCATTCCTTTGAAAATTCCCAAAGAAGTTGAATGACAGAATATCCATAGGGAACCGCCCACCATGAGAAATTTAAAATATCCCCGATGATCGGTGTCATCATTTCATTGATTTTGTCCGCTAATTTTTTTCCTTTTTCATCAGCGGCTTCGATGATCCATGGCGTGTTGATGCAGGCTTCCATCCGTGTGTCGGTGGCTGCGGTGATTTCATCATCGGTGGCATAGAGTTGCCGCAATTCGGTGCGCTTGATGCCGACGCTCAAATCTTGGAAGGAATTCCAGGTTTTAACCTGGGTCATATTGAGCAAATCATTCAGTGTGACGCGTGGCTCGGCGAATTGGTTTTTTTTGAATCTGTCCCAAAATCCCATGCGATTAATATACGCTTTGACCAAGTGAAACTACAAACTCTTTTTGTTGATTTTTCAAATTTATCAAAGACATCGTACATGCATCCACAGTGTCATCATGGGCAGCATTCGGGAAATGGGTCAGCTCATGAATGAATTGATCGATCTGTGGAATCTGTTTTTTCACGAACACATGTTTGGTTCGAAACAATGGTGAAACTGCATTGACCCGGCTGATTTTGTCACCCTCTGGTTTCCAGAGTTGGATGCCGGCAAACTTTTCGCTGAGCACATTTGTCACTGCCGCACCGTTGGCGGCATCCTCAATCAGCACGTTATTGCATTTGTTTTGAACCATGAAGTGTTCCACGTGAAACAGTGTATCGGTGAAATCCCATTGATCCCTGATCATGTCGATGAAATAGTAATTATTTCCAATCTTTCCCCACATTTGGCCTACGACGAAGTCATTTTCAAGACCGCCTTTGAACGTGAGATCACAGCCGATGACAATATTTTCATAATCCGTGAACTTCGGCATTTTGCTGGCATCAAGCCATTGAATGTCGGAAGCCTTGATGTATTCCCCCTCCTCGGTGAAAGGCTCCTGCTGGAATTGGGTTTCAAACATATGCAAAGTGTTGTTATCTTTGATTGTTTGGAAATAATTAAGATCAAATTTGTCAGGCCACAATGCATGTCCGGCCTTATCAACGGCTGGGAATTTCAGGTGTACCCATTTCTCCGTTGAATTTCTCAGAATGTCCCCGATGAGGTCATCTTCATGCCATCGGTTGTTGACGATGATAAAAGCCGCATTTTTGTCCTGTTGCCGGGTGTACAGGGTGTTATGCCAGAAGTTCAACATGTTCCTGCGGTGAATCACCGATCGTGCTTCCTGATCGTTTTTAATCAAGTCATCCACGATGATTACGTGACCACCACGACCTGTTACCGTTCCACCCATCCCGACGGCTGAAACCGCACCACCCAGATTCGTGTTGAAATGCTTCATTGAGGATGAATCATCGGCGATCCGCGTTGAAAACACATTCTTGAATTCATCGGTTTTCATCAAGTTGCGGATGTCACGACCGAGATCAGAAGCCAACATTTCATTGTAAGAAACGAGAATCATATCCTTTTTTGGATTCTTTCCCATAAACCAGGCCGGGAACATGATCGAGGAAGTCAGAGTTTTACCATGCCGAGGCGGGCATGAAATAATCAGTCGCTTGATTTGACCGCTTTCAACCATTTCCAAATGTTTGATGATTGACTTCAAATGCATTGGCGTCTGAAAACCAGCCCGGGCATATAGGCAAAAGGCTTCAAGAGATTTATTGCAAACTTGATTCAGTTTCATGGTTGGAGCGAGGGGGTCGGACTCACACCGCCTTGTTCTAGCTGGTCGCCAGATGCATCAATGTCAATGCTTCCCCCGCGTTTGGGATAAGGTTTAGATTTGATTTTAATTCTTTTATCGAACAAATACACATATTTGTGTTTTCCTTTTGGGAAAAAAACACCGGCTTTTTCATCCACATTTTCACGAATGAATTGCAGTGATGATGTATTGTATCTGGAATGCACAGTGCGTCGGTGAACTTTTCTTCCGTTGATCACGATTGAGGATGTGTCAGCAAAGATGCCCTCATAAATCCAATTCCCGGCCTGGTAGATTCCTCCGTGATGGTTTTGATCCTTGTCTGCATAACTGATGACAATGCGAATACCGGGGCAATGTTTTTTCAATTCTTTGAGAGCAATGCTGACAATGCGAGATACAGGGGTGATGTGATCACGCAGAGCCACGCGGGCGAGTTCACAGATTTCACTTTGCTTTACTCGGTATGGTTTGCAGAAATTCTTATTTGGGCCTTTGCCAAAGATCACAGCTCCAATGAAAACATTGTTTTCAAACACACCAACTTTAAATGTTCTCCCAGCCGGGAAAGCTTTGCTGTAATGCCAATTCAAACATGCATATTTTGCCCTGTGATATCCGCAGGGTTTAAGATTCAAACTCGTAGCCACATTCCGGACAGGTGTGCATTTTTCCTTCGTCGAGTTTGTCATATCCTCCTTTGTCGTCATCTGTTTCACCTTCCCCTTCACCAGCAAGTCTGGTTCCCAACAAATTGATTTCATCGACCAAAACCTCATTGACTTCAATGAATGTTTCCAATTGAACGCTGTCAAATAAACCGTAACCCGAAGATGCCAACAAAATCTTTTGCTTGGCTTCTTTTTCATCTTTGGCCTGGATTTCAACCACAGGGATTTCAGGAATGATAATACCTTCGGCTGACAATTCTTTCAGCACAGCAATGCGCTGATGACCGTCAATGATTTTGTTGTTCCACATGAAAATCGGAAATGAAAACCCATGATTCAAAATGCTGGCTTTCAACTTGTCTTTGTTCTTTTTCGGCAGTGTTTTGATGCCATCCTGAAAAGGTTCAAGGGCATCCCAGGCTATTTTCTTATCAGTTGTACATGTGATTTTTAGTTCCATTTGTTGTCTCCTCATCTTTTTTGATTCCCAAAATCAATTTGGCTTTCATTAAATTCCTATTCAAATCTGAAAGCTCAAAATAAATAAGAATCAGACCATACATGATTGCAGCTCGATAATTGTCTTGAAATATTGCAATGATAAATGAAATCAAAAAACTAAGTGATGCAATAATGTGAATTGGTTCATAAATTGTTTTTAAAAATTTAGTCATTCAATGCCTCCTGTTCGTCCATGATGTCATCAAACAATGGCTGGCAGTCACATGGGATATCATCACAATCACAGTAAAAAACACCTGTCATGTAACCGCAGTATTCACATTTTTCAATGCCGATTGTGTTTTCGTTTTTCAAATCGGTTTCAACGACTGAAAAAAAATGATCACATGCGTTGCCCATCAATATCTTCGGAAAGCTGACAAAACATTTTGATTCCGTAGCTTTCACATTCTTTCTCGATGCCTTTTAGAATCGTGAGCATTTGTTCTTCGGGCAGATCAACAGCAGCTTTTAGCACCTGGACAACGGCCTGGGCACCGGCAGAGAAATTTTTCATCATTTCGATTTTGACTGGCTCCGGTGGCACACGTCGGTATTGACATTCAATCCACCGATGGAAAAGAGTTTGTATGATTATACTGCTATTGATTCGGTCTTGTTTTAGTTCCATTACCATTTCCCTTCTGGACATTTTTCTGAGGCGAAACCTGCTTTTGCCACGATATAACATCCACATGAATTGCAACGATTGTCAATCATAAGATGACATGATTTGCAGGTCATAATTCTTTGATCAAGGACATCCCGGGTGGCTTTCACTTTGCCTGTTTTCATTGCATACACAAGAGCATTTGCAGCCGATAAAACAAAATGTTTCATGACCTTTTGAACTGGCGGCCTCTTGGTGCAGCATGAACTCATTTGGAAAAATCCTTTTGCCAATTTGAGCCATATTTCACAGTTAGAAATTTTCTCCATTTCCGACAAGCCCGCGCTTCCTTTTGCCTTGCCAGTTCCTTACTAATGCCAAATTGTTTTTTATTTGAAAATTTTATTTTTTCAAATTCACAATAATAATATGGTCTTCCAAAAATGTTATGTTCACCAGTTGTGAATACATTTATAGCCTTGTATGGCATTAATGACTTGCCATCGTGCCTAACATATCTAGGACATGCTTTTGCTGTTTCAGCAAGAGTTCGTCCCTGTACTCTTTCCATTAAACAATGAAAATGTGACTCATCGAGATATTTATTTGCAAATTCAAAGAAGTTTTTTAAAAAAGGATCAAACTCAATTGTTTGAATCATTTTGGCCCCAATTCTACATCCAGAGCGTCACGAAGGTGTTCAAGTTCATCCCTGTTTAAATAATAAACGATGTGTTTTGTTTTTTGGTTCACGTCAGAGAAAATTCTAACCGCATATTTTGTGGTCACTTCATCACAGTCATTGATTGAAAAGAATTCATAAAAATTTCCGGTCAAGAAAACTTGTCTCATTTCATTCCTTTCTGATTACGTTGACGTCTTCTGGTAAATCTTTATACATAATTTCTTGTCCAGTCTTAGGGTCTTTGTAAACAATGGTTTCAGGGTCAAGGATCAAAACATTCCAGCCAAGTGGAATTTCCTTGCCTCTGAAAAGAATCATTGTTCCTGATTGCATTGTTTCCCCTCAGCTTTATGGATTGCTTTTTCAAGTTGTCCAATGATTCTATTTTTAATTCCTTGATAACAATCAAATTTAATTGTTCCAACCGTGATATAACTTAAAATTGTTTTCGCAGCTTCCAGCAATTCATCAACGGTGGA